TTGGAATAAAGGTTCATTAGAATTAGAGAACGGGTCAAAGATATCAGCAAACTCTACATCATCATCTGCTGTTCGTGGTGGATCTTACAACGTTATATTCTTAGACGAGTTTGCATTCATTCCAAATCATATTGCAGATGATTTCTTTGCATCTGTATATCCTACTATTACATCAGGACAATCCACTAAGGTTATTATAGTATCTACCCCAAGGGGTATGAATCATTTCTATCGTATGTGGCACGATAGTGAAAAGGGTAAGAGTGAATATGTACCAACTGATGTTCATTGGAGTGAAGTTCCTGGTAGAGATTCTGTATGGAAAGAGCAGACTATAGCTAATACTTCAGAACAACAATTTAAAATTGAGTTTGAATGTGAATTCTTAGGTTCTGTTAATACTCTGATTAGTGCAGCAAAACTTAAAAATCTTGTATACGAAGAACCAAAGACTAGAAATGCTGGTCTTGATATTTACGAAGAACCAATAAAAGAGCACAATTATATAATGACGGTTGATGTTGCTAGAGGACTTGGTAATGATTATTCTGCTTTTTTAGTTTTTGATACTACAGAGTTTCCGTATAAGGTAGTTGCTAAGTATAGGAATAATGAAATTAAACCAATGTTATTCCCCAATATCATTATTGATATAGCAAAGGCATACAATCAATCATTTGTATTGATAGAAGTGAATGATATTGGAGATCAGGTTGCAAGTATCCTTCAATATGATTTGGAATATGATAATATCTTAATGGCTACAATGAGAGGTCGAAATGGTCAAATTGTAGGTCAAGGATTCTCAGGTAAGAAAACACAACTTGGTGTTAGAATGACATCAGCAGTTAAAAAGTTGGGTTGTTCTAATCTTAAAACTCTAATGGAAGATGACAAGTTACTTACTTGTGATTATGATATTATTGCAGAATTAACAACATTTGCTCAGAAACATAATTCATTTGAAGCAGAAGAAGGATCTAATGATGACCTAGCAATGTGTCTTGTTATATTTGCATGGTTAGTTTGTCAAGACTATTTCAAAGAAATGTCCGATCAGGATGTTCGTAAAAGGATATATGATGACCAGAAAAATCAGATAGAACAAGACATGGCTCCGTTTGGATTTATTTCTGATGGATTTGAGGATATGGATAGTTTTGTTGATGAGGATGGGGATAGATGGCATACCGATGAATATGGAGATAGATCTTACATGTGGGACTATCGCTGAATAAATGCATGTAAAAAAGATAATTTAATAAATATTTCTAGAATAAATTTGGACTGCGAGGGGAAAACAAGATGCCGTTAAATTTAGCATCTCCTGGAATTTTGGTAAGGGAAGTCGATTTGACTCTTGGAAGAGTCGATCCCACCACCGATAAATTAGGCGGAATAGTTGGACCTTTTGCACAAGGCCCAGTAGGAGAACCAACTCTCATTGTTAATGAGAATATCCTACTTAATACGTTTGGACAACCGTATGATATAGATAAACAATATGAAACTTGGCTAACAGCCTCATCATATTTGGCATATGGTGGACAAATGAATGTCGTTAGAGCAGATGATGCAGGTCTTTATAACGGAACTGTAGGTGCTGCTGCTAGTGTAAAAATTAAGAGTGTAGAGCATTATGAAGAATTGGGGTATGATATTAACACATATTCTGGAGCAACATTAGTATCCAGAAACCCAGGTTCTTGGTCTAATGGAATTAAGATTGGAATTATAGATGGTTATGCAGACCAAAGTTTAACATTAAGTGCTTTAACCAACGTTGAAGTTGGAATGGGAGTTTCTCAAACTGTCCCATCAGGAACAGTGGTTTCAAAAACAGGAACTGCTGGTGCAGGAAAAACTGAAACTATTGATGGATACTTTAAAGGAATTATTACCAAGAAGGGTACAACTGATGTAGATGTTAAATTCCTATCTCATGTATCTGGAGCATCAACAGAAACTGCAGTAGATTATAATAGTATCTACAAGTTTGGAACAACAGGAGCTCTTTCTATTATAACCAATGCTGGTGTAGTTACCGCAACACCTACAGTAACTGCTGTAGCAGATTGGTTCGATGCACAAGAACTTGAAGTTTCGACTGCAACAGTTGGTGGTGCAACCACAACCAACACAATAAGTTGGAGTGGTCTTGCGGATCGTCCAACAACATCAGAATACGCTGCTGCTAGAGGTGGAAGATTTGATGAAGTTCATGTTGTCGTAATTGATGCAAAAGGAACAATTACAGGTAATGCTGGAACAATTCTTGAAAAGCATTTAAATCTTTCTAAAGCAAAAGATGCAACATTCTCAGTAGGTTCACCTTCATATTGGAGACAGTATCTGCAGATAAATTCTGAATATGTCTTTGGTACAGATCAACCAGCAGGAGTTACTACTACTGGATTTGCAGCAGGTGGATATACTAAGTTTGCTGATGGTGATTGGGATAAAAACGCAGAAGGAATTATTTTTGGTGCTGTAGGAGCTGTAAATGATACATTATCTGGTGGTACAGATTATGGTCACAAAGCAAATCTTGAAACTACTGGTGCACTTGATTCTGGATTAGACGATTTAATAAGTGGTTATACATTATTTGAGAATGATACTAATGTTGATGTAGATTTCCTACTCATGGGTTCTGGAAAATATAGTGAATTTGATACCAGAGCTCTTGCAACTAAATTGATTTCTGTTGCCGAATTGAGAAAGGATGCGGTTGCATTTATTTCTCCTTATAGAGGATCAATGATTTCTGACTCTTCTGATCAGGAAGCAGTACAAGTTCTAAGTGATGCTGACATTACAACTAATGTAATCAATTTCTTTGAACCTATTACATCATCATCATATGCAATATTCGATAGTGGATATAAGTATATGTTTGATAGATTTGCTAATTCCTTTAGATATATTCCTCTAAATGGTGATATTGCTGGACTATGTGCTAGAACAGATATTAATCAGTTCCCTTGGTTCTCACCTGCAGGTACTTCAAGAGGAGCAATTCAGAATGCTGTTAAACTAGCATACAATCCAACTAAGGAACAAAGAGATAAACTCTATTCTGCAAGGATTAACCCTGTTGTTTTCCAACCTGGAGCAGGAATCATTCTATTTGGTGATAAGACAGGATTTGCTAAGGCATCAGCATTTGATCGTATTAACGTTCGTAGATTGTTTATCTTCCTTGAAGATGCAATTTCTGCTGCTGCTAAGGATCAACTCTTTGAATTCAATGATGAGATTACAAGGACTAACTTTGTAAATATTGTCGAACCATTCCTCCGTGATGTTCAAGCTAAACGAGGAATTACAGATTATGTTGTTATTTGTGATGAAACAAATAACACTGCTGCAGTAATTGATGCAAATGAATTCATTGCAGATATATACATCAAACCAGCACGTTCTATCAACTTCATTGGTCTAACCTTTGTTGCTACCAGAACTGGTGTTTCATTTGATGAAGTCATCGGTAACGTTTAATTAATTAAGAGGTCCAAAAACAATGCCAAGTAGAGTTCAACAGAACAGTATTCCACTAAGGAAAATCAGTGACTTCAAGAGCAAGTTAACTGGTGGTGGAGCTAGGCCGAATCTCTTTGAGGTTGAACTAGCATTTCCAAATGCTGTAGCAATAGAAAATGATATCCTGCAAAAAGCAAGATTCTTAGTGAAAGCAGCAGCACTTCCTTCATCGACAATTGCACCGATTGAAGTTCCATTCAGAGGTCGTATTTTAAAAATTGCTGGAGATAGAACATTTGAAACATGGACTATTACAGTAATTAACGATACAGATTTTGCAATTCGTTCTGCTTTTGAAAAGTGGATGAATGTAATCAACAAACTGGATGATGCAACTGGACTTCAGAATCCAGATGAATATCAGAAAGATGCAATGGTCTATCAATTAGATCGTGATGGTGGAATTCTTAGATCTTATAAGTTCTGGGATATTTTTCCAACCAATATTTCCACAATTGATCTTAATTATGAAACTACAGATACTCTAGAAGAGTTTACTGTTGAGATGCAAGTTCATTACTGGGAAGCATTTAAAGGTACTTCTGCTGCAGCTGGCGGTGAAGATATCAGATAAATATGTTATAATAGTAAAACAAACGAGATTATAATATGGCCAGGTTATTTGGTTTTTCACTTGATAAGGAGAAAAAATCTCCTTCAGTAATGTCCCCCGTTCCTCAGAACAATGAGGACGGGGTTGATAATTATATTAGCAGTGGATTTTATGGTTCTTATGTTGACATCGAAGGTGTTTACAGGACTGAATTTGATTTAATAAAAAGATATAGAGAAATGGCATTACACCCAGAGTGTGATGGTGCTATTGAAGATGTCATTAATGAAGCAATTGTTAGTGACCTATATGATTCTCCTATTGAGATTGAGTTATCAAACTTGAATGCAAGTGATAAGTTAAAGAATGCAATAAGAGAAGAATTCAAAACCATTAAAGATATAATGGATTTTGATAAAAAATCGCATGAAATACTCAGACATTGGTATATTGATGGCAGATTATATTATTTTAAGGCAATTGATGTAAAGAAACCAGAAGAAGGTATAAAGGAAATAAGATATATTGATCCTATGAAGATGCGTTATGTGCGTCAGGAAAAGAAGAATAAAAATGATCGATTATCTATACAAAATAATAATACAGATTCTACTAAAGTAATAACACCTGAAATAGAAGAATATTTCATATATTCACCTACACCAGCATACCCATCAAATTCTATAACTGGGGGTGGTGGTTCTAAAGGTGTAAAGATTGCAAAAGATTCAATTACTTATGTAACTTCAGGCCTTGTAGATAGAAACAAAGGAACTGTTCTTTCATATCTTCATAAAGCAATTAAGGCACTTAATCAACTTCGTATGATTGAGGATAGTCTTGTTATCTACAGATTATCAAGAGCACCAGAAAGAAGAATATTCTATATTGATGTTGGTAATCTTCCAAAGGTAAAAGCAGAGCAATACCTCAGAGAGGTAATGAATCGTTATCGTAACAAGTTAGTATATGATGCTAACACTGGTGAAGTTAGAGATGACAGAAAGTTCATGTCTATGATGGAAGATTTCTGGTTACC